GTTACGCTGACGCACTAAGTTAAGATTGCAAACACCCCTACTATTTATTTTTTTTTTGTAATATATATAGTTCATTCTTTAGATGTTCTATTGCTTTACTTAAACAATCTATTGGTGTACTGTGTTTTCTTTCATTTCTTAATATGTAAGCTAATGCACTTGCACAGTTGTAACTTAATTTATAATCTTCTATTATATCAAAGGCTTTATACCCATAAACCATTCCTTTGTAATAGTGTGGGGTACTACCAACTGGCTTGTTTCTCTCAGTATCATAATAATATTTACTTCTTTCTAACATAATCTTTTATTCCTTTTCTGTACTCTATTGATTCATAACTAGATTTTTTTGCATGACAAATATTGCATAAGCTTTGTAAGTTGCTATAATGTAACATTGAGCCACCTAAACTTATTTGCTTTATGTGGTCAACCATTTGTGCAGCTGTCGTTTCTGGTGGTGATTTACGTTTACACATCTCACACAGAGGATTGTCTTTGATATAAAACTTTCGTGTCATCCTCCAAGCTTTACTGTGATAAAATGCTGAGTTGTCATGTTGTCTTGTTTGTAATGGCATTTGTTTTATCCAGCCTCTTTTTCTTGATTTAGGTAGCGTTGGCATAATATTTAGCTTCTTTAATTATATCTTGATTCTCTTTTATTTTTTTCCCTAGTATCTTAAAAAACAATTCCATCTCTTCTTTATAATCTTTATGACTAAAAACATAACCGATTGTTGATAGCATATAAATAGTTTTTATATATTCATCCTCATTTTCCCACTCGTATTCTTTACTTATTTCTTTTAAAATATTTATTGTTTGCTCTAAACATTCCATTGTGCAATAAGTTATCTCATAATCTTTAGACATTTAACTCAGTTATTATATAATAATATTCTAGATCAACTTCTTTTATATATGCTAAGTTAGTAAAATAATCTAAAAGTTTATGCCTATCCTTTGCCGATTCCCATAGTGTATGACAACCAGTTCTTTCACCCATTGACAAACAATGCAATGTAATGTTCCTTCTATCAGTAACTAAATCACCTCTTCTTGATCTTGGTATTATGTGTGAAAAACTTAATGGCACAGCATTTCCATGTTGACCACATCCAGAGCAACTATTTCGTTCTAATAATATCTCATGATATATTTTATTTAACTGTCTTTTAATCTTATCTTGTTTTTTGCTCACCTTAAATAATTATCAATTTCGTCTTTACAATGTTGAAAGCCTTTGCATATTACAGCTTTATAACCTCTTTTGTTTAATGCTTTTATCCAATCTCTCTGGTTTTTTGTAGCTCTACCAGTTTCAGTTTTAATTTCAATAAATAAACCAAAGTAATTGTGATTTGGCTCTGTTATTTGTAAATCTGGAAAACCAGCCCAGTAGCCAGTTCTTTTAGCTTTTTTAGCTTGACTGATAGATGTCCTGATTCCACCTAAACTTGCACAAAACCTAGCCTTTGGATATTGCATTCTAATGTAATTAACTACATGCATTTGTAAATCAGTTTCATTCATATTATTCTAAGTTGAGATTGATGTTCTTTTAATCGTTTTATTGCAGCCTCAAAGTATTCTTTATCAAGTTCACACGCTGTTAAATCAAATCCTAAATTGTGACAGGCTATTGCAATACTGCCACTTCCTAAATGAGTGTCAAGTATTTTATCTTTCTCTTTTGCATAGTTGATTAATAACCATTCATAAAGTTTTACTGGTTTTTGTGTTGGATGTGTTCTTATCTCTTTGTTTTTCATATCGCCTTGCAACATTCCACACCATTTAAATTGATAAAATTCAACTCTTTTAACAAAACTTATATAAGCTATTTCACCTCTTGAATAGTTACCAGTTCCTATTTTATCCCAAAACAACCTACCACCATTTAATCCCATACCATCAAAATAATTTACACCCCATATAATTTGATTTTTACTAACTCTTTTTAATTCTTTAAAATATTCTTTTGTAGGTATTTTATTATCCCATTCACTTGTTTTATAGGTTTTAGGTTTTATTGGTTTTTTTAAAAATGAATTTTTAGCAACCATATTTTTATTTCCTAAAGTATCGTAATTAGATATTCCTAAACCATAAGGTGGATCAACTATTGCTAAGTCAAAATGATTGTCCTCATATCTTGACATCAATTCCATATTATCTTCATTAGTTATGTTAATCATAATATTCTTAATTGAGATTGATGTTCTTTTAATCTTTTCATAGCAGCATCGTAATATTCTTTATCAAGCTCAGAAGCAGTCAAATCAAATCCTAAGTTATTACAAGCTATTGCAATACTTCCACTACCTAAATGAGTATCTAATATTTTATCCCCTTCCTTTGCATAATTCATTAATATCCATTCGTAAAGTTTAATAGGTTTTTCAGTTGGATGTATTCTTTCTTGTTTGTCCTTCATATTTTGTTGTAAAAATCCGTGCCATCTCCATTCAAACTTTCTAACAGATGTTTTAAATGATGTCCAAGCTAACTCACAATCAGCATAATAATTTTCTCCGTTTTTTTTATCCCAAACAATAAAACAAGAAGTAGCTTTTAAATAATCTAAAAAATAATTTCCACCCCAAATAATTTGGTTTTTACTTACTCTTTTTAATTCTTTAAAATATTCTTTATTAGGTATTTCATTATCCCAATCTCCAACGTGATAATCTTTCTGTTTTATGTGTTTATTTTTCCCAGTATCTGCTCTTTTTAAATTTGCATTAATACCATACGGAGGGTCAACAATAGCTAAGTCAAAGTGATTGTCTTCATACCTTGACATCAATTCCATATTATCTTCATTAGTTATGTTAATCATAAGTAGGCAATGTTAAATCTAATGTAGTTGAACTCCAATAACTTATGTTATTCATTAAATCATTAAACTCTTTTTTTGTTAGTGTTGATGTGCCTTTTAAATATACCTCAGTAAAGCCCTCTTCATTTTGTCTTTCCCTACGCAAAAACTTGTAAGATATAAGCTCCTTTGTTTCTTCTTTAGTGTAACCAGTTTCTTTGCTAATAATATCAACCCATTTCCAAAATAAACTGTTTTGATCCTTAGTTCTATTATTATTCCTTTCAACTATTTTTATTACAACATCTTTGCCTTCATATTGTTGTAATTGGTCATTGAACAGCTGTTTATTATTCAATGTCAATTTCCCCTTTTTTACTGTTCCAAAGTGTTTCATGTGTTGCTATTGTTATTGCTCCGATTAACAAAATTATCATTAATGGTGTTATTAGTATTGATGTTAGTATTTTTAATATTGTTTTCATTAAATTAATCTTATTACTACAAGTTTTTTGCAGTTTCTTTCATATAACTTTAAATGTTCATCAGTCAGATCAGTATGCCAAATGTCTTTTATTTCAACTCCAGTTTTTTCATACCATTCATTTATTTGTTTTTTTGTTCCAACTAAACGAATGTCTTGACTTACTTTTTGATAGTCGGCAATATATCCACCATTTTTGCCTTTGTCATAACTCCAAACAGATGTTGGCAATAAAGATGGTTTTAGCCACCAATCCTCACAAATGACCTCATTTTCATTCATTATCCTCTATCTCTTTCATTTCACCAGTTTCAATGTTGACTTGCATTTTGCCATATTTGTCCTCAAATTCATCTGTTATATATTTTACTTGTTTTTCAAAGTTTGCAGTTTCAATAATCATTTGTTGCTTTTGCATTTCAATTCTACCTAAATTGTTTAAAGCATTGTTTAATTGTGTAACTTTTTCTTGTAAATTTTCAAGTTCTTTTTTTGTAAGTTTTTTCATTTTATGATTTATTAGTTATTAATTTTGATTCAGTTCTATATGCAAGACGTTTATCTTTTTGGTGGTCTGCAACACCCTCGTTATTCCATATTATACTACGCCAGAGTTTAAGCCATTTATAGTAAGTTTTTGCATTTATGCTAAAATCCTCTGTATTGCGAACACCATTCCAAAAGCTCATTTCAACATCCCTCCATAAAAGTGATGAAAAGGATTTTTTTAAATCTGATGCTAAACTTTGAGCCATTAAAACTTTTGTTTTTGCGTCAATATTATGTTGACCAAGATCAAGATATGTTTTTGATAATAATTCTACACACATTTTTGTAAGTTCGGCTTCACTAATTTTTTTTATCATTGTCTTGTATTTGTTTTAATATTTGCATTGCTTCATTGTGTGATTGTAAATGCTTATCTACTTTACTTATTCCAACACTGTTTAAAGCCCATTTAGATTCGTTTTTAGCCCATGTTTTAAGCCTTCTTGATGTTGACCATGTTTTCATTGTGTCTTTTTTTAAAACACCTTTTTTTGTTGGCTCTGACCAATATTCAAAAAAATCAGAAAGCATTTCTTTTGAGTAATTTTTAAAATCCATAACCTCATTAAAAAATTCATTTTTACTGTTATCTTTATTAGATTGATTATTTATTATATTATTACTTAATTGTGTTCGATTTTCCGCAGTCGGAAAAACCGCAGTCGGATTATCGCACTTCGGTGATTCAAATACTATATAATTAACACCAATAAACATTCCCTCTTTCCTAACTTGTTCTCTTTCAACATATCCATTTTTGATAAGCTCATTCATTGTTGTTCTTATTGCCGCTTTGCCTTCTTTTAATATAGCATCTAACCCACTAATTGATAATTTCCATGAATCACTAAAGCTAAGTAACATTGCTAATAAGCCTTTTGCTTTTAAAGATAACCTTCTATCCTTAAAAATACGATTACAAATGGTAGTGTAATCTTTGCTTTTTATTACTCTAACTATATCCATCAACCCCAAATAATTGATTGCTGTTCATATTGAACTGGCATTTTATATTCATACTTTGCAATTGTGGTTTTATTTCCAAACCTATTTTCTTTTTGAATAAGGTTTGTTTTTATATTATATCCCTCATGTTTTAGCTTATATATAATATCTGAAAGCCTTGTTGCACCATATTCCTTGATTGCCTCCCAGCTTGTTATGTTACCAAATGTTTTAAGATGCCACATTATAGCCTCTCTTTGGGTTTTTACTTGATCTTTAGTTATTTTTATTCTTTTCATTTGTTTATAAAATCAATTAATTCTTGTTTTAGTTTTTCGATTTCTTTTCGTTTTTCTTTATATCCATTTCCATAAACAGAGTAAAGGTCCATTTTTTGCATAAATTTTTTAAATATTTTATTTACATTTGGGTCATTATCTAAATCTTTGTTAAATTGTTTTACATGATAAATACTAGATGCATGATTAAAACCAATTATATAATTTTTGACATCTACATAAGATACTTCTAAAAAACTGTATATATAATAAACAAACATCCTCTTAGCTTTTACGTTATTTTTTAATCTAGATGAATTATTTCTAACTTTTTCAATATCAGCATTCCAAAGTAAACATGACACTCTTAATGCCTCTTCTATCAATTCTTTCATTATGGTTGATGTTTTATTTCGTCCTCAGAATAAGTATTTGTTAAACCAATAGTTTGCACAATACAACGAGCTTTTGCTCTTTTTTCTGCAATCTCAACTTTAAAATGTTGTATGCAATTTTTATCAGTTGCACTACCAAAAGTTTCAATTTGTTTTAGCCATTCACCATCTTGATCCAATAAAAAACTATTTGCTTTTATAACTACATTATCTTTTTCGCATTTAATTACATCAAATTCAATTTTTATGTTTTGATTAAATTGTATTTTTTCAATGCCAGACCTTGTTATAATTATAAACCCTCTTCTATCTTGAAAAATATCGTCTTTTGATAAATTATAGTCTTTGTATATTTTTGTTAATTCTTTTTTTGTCATAACTTATCCATTAAAGAGCCTAACATCAACAAAGCAATTGATGCTAAAGCTACTGTTAAAAATGCAATTATGTTACCAACTACTTTTTCTAAAGTTAATTTATCTTTTATTGTATAGTTTGTAATATCTTGTTTTTCAAAAAACTTTACAACTTCTAAATCATTTAATTGATATTGTTTTTTGTTAAATTTATTTGTTACTATATGTTGTTTCATAATATTGTTTCTTAAAATTTAATGTAAAAGTACATAATCTTTTTAACATAAAAGAATAAAAATGTAAAAAACTTTATATTTATTTTATTTTCTAGATATAATAAATAAAAAAAGCCTCTATTTAAGAGGCTCTTTCACAAGTTATTACGAAACAAATCTAATTTTAAAAACGTACAAATATATAAAAATTTATATAACAATTTTAAATACTGTTTGTTTTTTGTGTGTTTTATTTAAACTTTT